TGCGCTTAGCCGCAGCAGAACGCAGAGCAATTGTAGAATATCTGTTGGATATTGATGTGTTTTCTGTAATGAACACTTTGCTCAAAGCAAAAGTATCTACAGCAAAAGATGGGATTAAGGATATTGAACACCGTCTTGCTATTCTTATGGAACGCGCCAAAGCACAAAAGAATCATATTAAAGTTCTTCAAGACAAGAGCAAGGAATCAAAAGATAAGATTCTAGTAGAAATAGAAACAAATCAAAACACAATTACAGATTTGCAAAAAGATATCCAAAAACTAAGTCAAACTATTGACAATCTATCAACAGAAGCGAGCGCGGGCGATGAAGATGAACTTGGTAAAGTATCTTATCAAATATCACATTTAAATGAACAAATTGGCAAAATAAACAAAGAAATTACATATTATCAAAAGAACAAAGAATGTACTCTGTGTAAGCAAAAACTATCAGAAGAACATAAGAGTGGTATCGTAAGTGGTTTGGAAGTTAGCAAATCTGAACTTGATTTAAAAGTTCAAGAATTAAATAAGATAATTGCGGAACTACAAGTTGGGATAGAAAATGATCGCAAGATTGGAAAACAAATTCTTGCGCTTGAAAAAGAAGTAGCAGAAAAAAACAATACAATCTCTGCTTGTAATCAGTTTATTTCCAAGTTACAAAAGGAAATGAATAAAGATGATTCTGTTGACTTTACCGCCGAAGATGCAAAATTAAATGCAATAATGGAAGATGGAAAGAAAGAAACAGAACTTCGACAAGAGATGTCGGATGATCTTCACTATTATTCTATTGCTGCTCTTTTGTTAAAGGATACAGGGATAAAGAGTAAGATAATTAAGCATTATCTTCCAATCATGAACAAGGTAATTAATGGTTATCTTGGGAAGATGGATTTCTTTGTTCAATTTGAACTTGGTGAGTCTTTTGAAGAAACAATCAAAAGTCGTTATCGAGATATCTTTACTTATGATAGTTTTAGCGAAGGCGAGAAACGCAAGATTGACTTGGCTCTATTGTTTGCTTGGCGTTACATTGCACAATTAAAGAATTCTCTTAACTGCAATCTATTGATTTTTGATGAAGTCATGGATGGTAGTTTGGATGATTCTGCCACAGAGGCGTTTTTAAATATTCTAAAGGGACTGGATAAGGGAACAAATGTTTATGTGATTTCGCACAAATCCAAAGAAATTCTTCAAGATAAATTCGAAGATCATATTGTATTTGTAAAAAGAAACAATTTTAGTAAGATACTATGAATTTGGCCAGTATTGACAATCTCAAAGATGTGATGGAAATATTCAAACAACACAAAGAATTTTTTCCACATATACGCCAAGATTATGTTACCCGAAAAATAGTTGCAAAGAATACAATTTTCGAGGATAATGTTGTAATCACGTTTAGCCTATATAAAAAGGATGTTAAGTTAGGTAACTTGACCGTTCCGAAAGGTCACACAATGCTGCATCAAATTGCAGCAGGTACACAGGGTAATGGAAGTGCATCCAAAGTTTTGAAACAATTTTTACAATATGCAGGAACAGACGTATGGCTATCAGTCAGAGCAAACAACGAAAGAGCAAGAAAGTTTTACCTGAAGCACGGGTTTCAGGAAGTGGGAACCATATCGTGGATGAGCGGTCAACTACCGGGAGTGATTTACAAGTGGGAAAGAAACCCTTTTACGAGCGTAATGACCACGTAATTAACAATTTAGATGTAAATGTATACTTTGAGGATCTGCTTGCAATGACTCCGAAAGAGTTTGAGCAGTGGGTTATAAAGATGCGTAAAGCAATTCTAGATTCATGGGACACATATGGTTGTCCTCCAAGAACAGGAAAAGATGAGCAAGACATAATTGACCAATTCAATCAATTGGGACAATATCCTGTACATGAATTTACCCATTCAGATGAACTGTCAACAATTGGTGACGATGTAATTATTAACAAATCCCGTATTGGTGTTGAGGTAGATCAGTGGTTTTCTAATATGTTCAAAACCAGAATCAATTATTCTGCAAATGACACTGGTTATTCAATTTATGATATGTTTGCCGATGACAAATATTTGCCACGAATGATTCGCGGTACTATGCGTCATTTGCGCCGGGATTCGTTTTATAAGCACGCCCTTTCGACAATCAAACACGACAAGAAGTATTCTGTAGTAGATGTAGCATCGGGTGATGAATGGATGGAAGCGTTCTTTAACAATTCATCCGTGTTTACTGGATATGATTTTATGCTAGAGCAAGTTGCTCCACGTGAGGGTGCTAGTAGCAGCTACTTCCAACTTGAGCAGTCTAATATTCTTCAACTGACAAAAGAGCAGTTTGAAAAATGGAAGCCCAAGATGTCATATCGGCATTATTCCACATTTGATCATGAAAATCTACCAGATGATCAATTGTATGCCATTCGTTTGTATAAGAAGGGTGAACGAGTATTTCCAGCCGGATTTGCTTCCTTCCGTATTGGATATATTCAACCAGCGGTTAATTTTCCACCAATGACTGCTAAGTATCTTTATGAGCGATTTACCGAACACTGCAAGCAACAAGATCGTATTGTTATTTACGATCCTTCAAGTGGTTGGGGTGGAAGAATTCTAGGAGCAATGTCAGTAAGAGATGATAGAAATATACACTATGTTGGAACCGATCCTAATCCCGAAAATTGGCAATGCGATGGTTATCCTTCTAAATATCACGCTATTGCAGATTTTTATAATACAAAGACATATAGAGCAAATCCTTTCTTCTCGTCCACTAATACTTATCATTTGTTTTCTTCTGGTTCTGAGACTATATCTGGACTCGAAGATTTCCAACAATACGAAGGTAAAGTAGATTTAGTATTTACTTCACCACCATATTTTAATAGAGAAGCATATTCAGAAGATGAAAATCAATCATATAAAAAGTTTTCTTCATATGATTCTTGGAGAGATGGATTCCTCCGTCCTACACTTGAAACTTGTGTTAAGTATTTAAAGAACGATAGGTATCTTTTGTGGAATATTGCTGATCTGCTTGTTAGTGGCGATTATCTTCCTCTTGAAGAAGATTCTCGAAAGATACTAGAGTCGCTCGGTATGGAATACAAATATACATTGAAAATGGCATTAGAAAATATGCCAGGACAAAACCGCGTCGGCGAAGATGGTTTACCTAAGTGCAAAAATTATTGTAAAGTAAATAATAGATTTCATAAATATGAACCGGTATTCGTGTTCTATAAACCTTGACAATAGTTTTAAATTGGATACACTATACGCATGAGCAAGAAACGCTACAAGACTATTGGCAAAGGCGATACAGTAGAATCTGTTCTACTTGGTGGTGAACCAAATATTGCTGCTATGAACATCAAAGATGATAGTGAACTTATCTGGCAAATTCAAAAAGCACTTAATTGGTATAATTACAATTGGTCTGAAAAAGATTACCGTAAAGCCACATTAGAATATATCAAAAAAAATAAGTATTCAAAAACAAATCAAGAAGCAGTAGCCAATGCCTCTACTGTTAGTTTTGATTTTCGCTGTGTTGGGGCTTATTGCCGCGTTTCAAATAATGGCGTAAGTTTACCGGAAATCAAAAGATCTTTAGTTGAAAAACATATTTCTAATTTAATTGCCGAAGGAACAAAACGTCCTATCGCCGCACCAGTAATAGAAAAACCAAAAGTTTCAATTCAAGATCGAATTAATGAACAAGTTTCCGAATATATTGGGGAACTTGAAATGCATGTAGATGAGTTGGTTGATTATTTAACAAAACCAAACATCACAAAATTTGATTTTGATATTCCAGAATGGATTCGTAAAAAAGAAATTAAATCAATACAAGCACAAATGATCGCAGATCATTTCAAGCCAAGAATTAAAGAATTAGAAGAAGCAGTGGAAGGAAAAGATGCCGATCTTAAAGAGGCATATTCTTGGCTCAGCAAACCAAAGTTAAAAAAGTATTTAACCTTTCATCAAGAAATGGTTGTGCATTTTCAAGCACAAGCACAGTTTGCAAAATCTATTCGCAAACCAAGAAAGAAGAAAAAGAAGAAACCAGAACAACTGGTTGCTAAATTAAAATATCAAAAAGAATGCACAGAATTTAATTTAACTTCAGTTGATCCAAGAGAAATTATTGGCGCAAAGAAATTAGTTGCATTCAACACAAAATATCGTACACTTACGGTGTATGAAGCATCTCCTTTGGTTGACGGTTTTACAATCAAAGGAACCACTTTATTGGGTTATGACGAAACAGCGTCAAAAACAAAGAAACTTCGTGATCCTAAAAGTGTTCTTTCTCGTATGATAGGTGGCGTTAGAGCCATTAATAATGCTTGGGAAACAGTTAAAACTAAAGAAACAAAACCAAACGGTAGATTTAACGAAAATACCGTTGTACTACAGGTAATCAGATGATACTTATTGACAATACTCAAATTATTCTTTCTTCAATCTTTTCACAATACAAGGGTCCTGATGAAGTGAATGAAGAAATGATACGTCATATTACGTTAAATACTTATCGTTATTACCGTAATAGATTTTTTCAAGACTATGGTGAATTGGTAATTTGTCAAGATGCTGGTAATTATTGGCGAAAAGAAATCTTTCCATATTACAAGCACAATCGCAAGAAGGCACAAGCCAAAGATGAGTTTTATTGGAAGCAAATTTTTGAAACACTTACAATGATTCGCAACGAAGTTGCAGAAAATATGCCATATAAAACGATGCGCGTGGAGCGTTGTGAAGCGGATGATATTATTGCTACTTTGTCAAAACACTATCACAACCAAGAAAAAATTCTAATCGTTTCCGGAGACAAAGATTTTAAGCAATTGATGCGATATCCAAATATCGCACAATACAGTCCAAATCAAAAGGGATTTATTACTTGCGAAACACCCGACAAGTTTTTGTTTGAACATATTATTCGCGGTGATTCTGGTGATGGTATTCCAAATGTTTTGTCGGAAGATGATGTGTTTGTAATTGATGGTAAGCGTCAGAAACCTCTTTCTGCTAAAAAGTTAGATACCTGGTCTACAAATGGTACTGTACCACAGGAGTATGAATCTAATTGGAATAGAAACCAACTGTTGGTGGATCTATCATACATACCTATAGAATATGAACAGGCAATTATAAACGAATATAATAAACCTGTTAATGCCGATAGAAGTAAAATCTTTAATTACTTTGTAGAAAAGGGTCTTAAAAACTTAATGAATGACATTCAAGATTTTTAATTGAGGTATATTATGGATACAGAAACTAATCAAGAACCAAAAGATTTAGATAAAATGGCAGAGCAATTTGCCAAAATGCGTCAAGAAATGGCAGCGTTGTCTGCAACGGAAAGAAAAACATTTATGGAAAAGGCAGCATCATTTGCCTCTTCTATGGCTTCTAGAGGCATTACCAATAAAAAATGCAGCACAGAAACAAAACAACTCAGACAAATAAGTTGTCATGGTGATGGCGCAAATATAATGCCATGTGGTAATAGAAAAGAAAGTCAGGTATTTCAGGGTTCTTTTTATTGCGGGGGGTGTGGTTGTGGTGACAAGCAAGGCACTCAATTAACTGATATTACGGTAAATGGTAAAGAAAATTATGGTAAATTGGATTATCCAAAAGTGTGGTGTCCATTAAACATGCCTGGATTTCAACCATACAAAAAGAATGAGGATGATGCTCTGGAAACTAGAAATCCTAGAAAGAAAGATATTGAAGATAAATTTGGCGTACAGTATATTGAACAACACTCAAGAAGTGGAGAAGAATAAATTATGAGCACAGCAACAACTATTAAATTATCAAAGAAAACTCTTGATATTCTCAAGAACTATGCATCAATTAATTCAAATATTTTGGTAAATCCGGGTAATATTATAA